TATCAATTTAACGAAATTCACACGTAATATAAGATCTGTTTTGTACGTGAGGACCCCAAGCCTCTACAGAGCTACGGAAAGCTGGCAAAATGGACGCATCTAACGGACCATTTGACAACGATGACGCGAGTATTGATCTGGAATCCCAGACTGATGCCGGGTCTGACTTATCCTCCGCAAGTCGCAAGAGGGTAACTAAGCCTGTGTACCCAGGCCCACGGCGCGTTCCAATCCACATGAACGTGCCAGAACGAACTTACAACCAGTTCATCCAGGCGTATGGTGTTGAACCTATACTAGCCAGATCGCAGATGTTTCATTTGCACCCACACCTTGCATACCAAAGGAATTCTCTAGAACTTCATGCTCTCAAAGTTATTGGGAGAACGAAGCGAATTTGGGATGTAGGATCGGGTGCCCGCAGGCATGCACACTACAGAATCCACTGTTTGTGTCCGTACTTGCAGCCAGGTGATGATGTACGCCTCAATCAGGCCATCACAAATGGAAACTCGGTTTGCAAACACAAGTTGCAGGAGTGCACTTGTGAGGTACCAGACGTCTTGTTGTTTGTTCACTCTTCCTACTATATTCAGTATAGTGATTTGAAGAAATCCATTTTGGCGTCACATGATAAAGTAGCTTATGTAGTAGGACATGAGTTACCTGATGCCTATGGTTCCCTAGCTTATGGGGAGGCGGAGTATAAGTTAGCATTAGTCCAAGGTAGACTGATGGTAGACATGAAAGTGAAAGGGAATCAACATGCATACACACACCCCTTGCTGCCGTGGCGAGATGGGCATGATAGAGATCATGACTCAATGCTGGCGGTGACGGTGGTTACTAGACTAGGCGACACTGCATTGTGGCGTGTCACGGTCGTTCCGAGAGTTGACAATCAGGCAGTTGACAATTGGAACAGGGCTGTAGTCGAGCAATCAGAGACGGGAGTGGTGCATGTGCCGGCGTGGGATAATTTGACAAAACAATCGGCTGCTGCCATTGGTCTTCAATTATACAACGTTGATTCTTTGTACGGTTACGGTAGTTGGTTGTTTTCTCAAACAACTAGTGGGTGTATTTACATGCCACGCGGGATGATTGAAACCATTGCATTTGAGTTGCGCAACAAGCCGCGCGACCCAGCAAGTTTTGCTGATGCAAAATTCATGGTGGATAAAGCGATGCGTGGCATTCCTATGCCTGCTGGTGAAAAACTGACTGCAGCGACTGTGGCGACGGCGTTGGCATTTAATGTTAACGTACAGAATGAAGTCGACCTAGCGCACACAGCAACGAAGAGGTACAGTCGTTTGTGGAAGATCCACTCAACGCTAATGAGCCTCAGCCCCATCAAGACGATCAATGTTTGGTGGGTAGTTGTTGTGGGTGTGACGGCCTTTGTTTTGGGTGTGCTTGCCGTGATCGTTTGGGTTCTAGGCTCTGAAGAGAGCGAGAGAAACCAATGGTTGTGGGAGGCATTTCCGTTGTTGGGATTTGTGGTGTCATTTTCTATGTTTATTGTTTGTTTTTGTTGTTTAAAGTACGCTAAATGGCAGTCGAGGAAGACGGGAGAGAATTGGTCGAGGACGTTGTTTCACGAAGAGACAGTATCGAACATTACAGGTGGTTTAACCTATGTACCTAGGATGGCGTTCCCGGTGCATTCAGCGTTGCGCGAACCACTTGTACCTGTTAGCGGGAGTTATGTCCAAGAGCATGACCCGCGTCCACCAAAGCACCCCGGCAAGCCCAGGTTGGGCCTACACCTCGAAGGCGTTGCGACGTCGTTGGCAGTCCCAACGGCACCACGCACCGATGCCGAAGCGGAAATTTCAGCTATTACCCATCGTATGTTGTTGCCACCCACCGTGGTCCAACCTGATGCCCTTAAGAAGTTCATGGATATAGGGAGTCGCCTGAGTGGCAGACTGCTTATGAACATTAGGGTGACGGGTTCGGATACAATGTATGATGAATGGATCAATCAATCAAAATTCACTCTCGCAGTGAGAGAGAAGTTTCGTAAAGCATACGAAACACTTGTCAAGGGTGCAGTACTTCCTAAGATAGGTATGTACCATTGTTTTGTCAAATTCGAGAAGATGAAGAATCTGACTCCCGAGAAGGTCTGGGAAGGTTTGAAGGCACGTCTCATCAATGGTCCTCCTGATGCCGTAAAGGTGGCAGTTGGGCCATGGACAGCAAGGCTTTATGCTGCGTTGTTGAAAGAATGGGACGGTCGTAAGTGTAGTGTATTGTATGCGTCTGGGAGAACACCCGACGAGATCGGCAAAATCTGTGATGAATTTGCCAACATACATGGTGGTTGGGACAATATCGTTGCGATATGGGACGACTGCGCTACTTATGACGCTACATTGGAGAATGAGTTGTTAGCCAAACGAAGACAAGTTTACCCCGCAGTCGGTTTCAGTGAAATGACGATGGCCTGGTTGGAATCCACAGTTTCAGCCGGCGCCACCACGCACGGGGTGAAATGGGAGTTGGGCGAGAAAATAGTGGACAGAGAGGAAGGCCCGGTGAAGGCGAAGAAATTGTATTCAGGGGAAATGGATACGAATTTGATTGGTACGATAGTTAATGCGGAGGCCCACGAATCCGGGCTTCCCGACGATCTACCACATCTCACTTTGGTGTGCGGGGATGATTCCATCATCTTTGCGCCCAAGAGTAGGGTCGACCAACAAGTCTGTGCCGACCTACTCCAACACCTGATTTACTTAGGGCTCAAGCCCACGCAAGGTGTAAGTGATAGGAGATGTGACTGGGAATTTTGCTCTAAGCTCTTCTGGCTGGCAAAAGACCGTCAAACTGGTCGAATTCAAACAGTTTTGGGACCCAAACCGGCACGGTGGTTGACTCGTCTAGGTTGGACGACGAACACACCCAATGGCATGAATTTTCCACAAGCTATCTTTTCAAGTATGAATGATGTTGCTCATGTTCCCTTGTTGAATGAGTACACCATGAAATGCTGGAAGCTGACGGCGCACATGAAGAGGAGGGGTGCTGAGTGGACCGAAATGAAGCACGTAAGCAAGAGATATGACGGAGTTCCAGAGAACTATGCTATTCTAGAGGCGCGATACGGAATTTGTGAGCCACATTTGGCCGAATTCACCGCTAATTTAGATGCTATAGTTAGGTTACCTGTAGTCATAAATCTGCCGTGGATTGTCCGCGCGAGCGAACGTGACGAAGAGTAGGAAAGCTACCTCCAGTGAACGATAGTTAGATAGCATACATAAGACTACTAACTTAATGATTTGAAGATATTGTAAGATAAAGAAGATGGCGAAGAACAAGAAAAGTGCAGCAAAGAAGAATGGTAACAAACCTAGAAAGGGAAAGCGAATTTCCGGGCCCCGTTCCGGGCCAGGAAAGGTCACTGGCATTCCCCAACCAGGAACTAGCTCCGTCGTTGCGGCTAAGAAAACAGCTAGAATGGGCGCTCACCGGGCAACTTGCTCGATCACCGACCCCTTCTGTACCCATGCCCGTGGTGCCCAGAGACCCGATGGCGGACCCCCATCGATTCCATTTCAGCTACGACAGCTCATTACCCTTAACGGAGCCGGGACAACCGGAACCGCTAAGATTACTGTTGCGGCAGGAAATGGTAAATTTACTCATCTGGCATACACTACTAATGCTGGCAATTGGGATACTGCTGCTGCTCTTACTGCAGCGGCGCAAACATTTGTTACTACGAACGCTCGAGAAGTGCGTACAGTATCGTTCGGATGTGTCGTTAGAAGCGCAATGAGCGCCACTAGTGCGAAAGGCTCGGTCATCATGACAGTGAACTCTCGCCCCGTGGTGAGTGCAACAACATTACCCAAAGGCAACATGTCTGGGTCTGATGTTATTGTCATGCCTCTTGCAGCCGGTTCGGAATATACGTGGCGGTCTAAACCGCAACCAATGTCCGGACATGCTTTTAGGGATGTTGCCACGATCACCTCAACAATGACTGACTTTGATTGGACGTCATTGGATATTGAAGTGGTTGGTGGTGACACTACAGACACAATTCCAATGCTAACGATTGAGTACGTCATGAACGTCGAGATAGTTTTGAGTACTGGAGACACAGTTGGTTTAAATCAATTGCAGAGACCGCCTGCCCCCCCACACCGCGCTGCCCTAGCAGCGGCCGATGTGATACATGCTTCGGCACCATCTTTTATACAAGGTGGCATTACCAAGGCAACAAGTATGTTGGAGGGGTTCGCGTCAAAAGCGATGGATACCATAATGTCGGAAGGTATGGCACTTTTAGCTTTCTAAACCAAAATCAATATCGATCATGTATTGGATGATCACCTAACACACGACCAGCCGGAAGAAGGTCGTCTTAAAGAACCGGATTATAGACATAAGCTCGACCTGGTGCGGAAGCGCCTCGATCGTCATAAAAATATTTATTGTTATTAAAATATTACTTCTCGGGGGGATTGTATAAAAAAGAGAG